TTTCACCTGTTCGGACATATAGCGGCTCGATTTGGTATGTGCCGCACTTTTGCAGTAAGGGCAGTGCATCATTTCTGGCTGCCCTCCTGAAGTTTTGCACGCTGCGCCCGGAGTGATTCAGCCAGCTTCTGGCGGCGCATAGGATGGCGGTAAAGCTCCATATCAAGACCCGTCAGCGGCGGGCGATACAGACCAATATTCTCCAGCAGCGGAGCCTCATTTAGTATGCTGTCCGGCAGAGCCGCCGCCGCCCGCGTCAGCGCTTCACCGACCAGATAAGACACGTCCTGAATACTATCCCGGTCGTCTCCGGCAAACGTCGGGGAAAGCTCTTCACGACGGAGACGTAGCTTAATGGCCCACAGCAGCGACGGACTTACGTTACGCAGGGCTGACTGCCAGTGGGCATCCGCGAACCCGGTAAAAGCCTCCCGGTGCGATTCAACATACTCTTTACCACTGCCGCAGCATTTCAGCATTGCCTCCTGCTTATCCAGCGCCAGCTCTTTAAGCAGCCCGCCGAACTCATCGGCCAGTTCACGGCTGGCGATGCGCTGAGAATGTTGGGCGCGCAGCTCGTCGGTGAGATTGCCTCGCAGGTTGCGAAAGCTCGTGCGCCAGCTGCTCTCGGCTTCTTTCCCTGCCTCGATGGCTTCCTGCTGTTCTTTTTCACAGCGGGCGATATCGGCGCAGATGCCGTTATAGGCTTTCATCCTTTCGGTATGTCCAGCGCGGGCTTTCTCGAAGCGTTCCAGTGATGCAGGTTTCTGTTCTGGGGTGGTCATGATTGTCTCTCATCGTCTGTAAAGGATGAGGCCATTCTGTCGTGTACCACAGGACAGCGCATTTTATTACTTTCCGCCTGTCGATGAACAAACAAGGGCATAACCGGTACGGGATGGCCCCTTAACTGATGATATTTCTCATATAACTGTTCACTGGTATTCACTGAAATAAAAAAGGTAATAAAAACAACACTTAAAACAGTGAATACTTTAAAATTAAGTCTTCACTGAGTATTCACCTGTGTTCACAAAACCTCAGATAACAGCTTTTTTCTGGCGAGCCTTTTTCAGATTTTAATTCTATTAATAAAAGCTTTTTAATCGCTGAAAGCTCTTAAAAGGCAAACGTTGGCAAACAAAGGCAAACAGGAGGTAAGAGAAGTGCTTTTTGCTCATTTTTCAGCAATCAGGGGGTTGTTTACTTCACCAGAAATATAACCAGAATAGGGGGTTACCTGAAGACACCACCGGAACCGGACAGCACCGGCCGGACTCATAATGAGGTAACACCATGCACGCAGCTTCACCCGTACCAGCCCCTGCCATTCCCGTAATCCGCGATGCCATTTATCCGCGCGACCGCTTTATGCGCCTGCCGGAAGTCATCAGCACCTGCGCTCTGTCACGTTCGACCATTTACGATTTAATCAGCCGGGAGCAGTTCCCGTCGCAGATTTCCCTCGGCGGTAAAAACGTCGCCTGGCTGGCGTCAGAGATTGACGGCTGGATGCAGGCCCGCATCGCACAGCGCGCTGGAGGTGCGGAGTGATTTCGCTGAATTTTGGCACGAAAACCTGTCCGCTAACCCGCGAAGAAGCCGCTTTTTTCGCGGAAAGCCCGACGTCAGTCGTCAGCGGCAGCCCAGTAACCGCACCGGCCTTTACCAGCGGAATGCACGGTCACATTTCCGTTATGGGTAAAAAAGCGAAGCCTGCCAGGCAGCAGGTGAAGAAAGAGAACGGGGAATTCCGATCAAATCCGCCGCAATCCGATCACGTCCTGACCGGTTGCTGAGGAAATCGCCCCGATGTTTAAAAAAAGGCTTTTCTCTGGCGAGCGGCCGTTATACAGTTTTTGTGCTGCCGCAAAATCGGCAGCCGGGCGTAGGAACCCGTGTTACTCAATGGCGACACCAGACGCGCCATGCGTCTTTTTTTGTGTCTATGCCTCAGTGCACCCATTATCCGGGCAACGGTTCTTTCGCCGTTGTGCCGTCTGCGTAATGGTGGCTCGGGCGGGGCAGCCTTCGGGCTGGCCGGTATCCATTGAGGCCGGTATTCCTACCCCCGTCCGGGCTACCACCCATGAGCGTAGGAACTCCGGTGGTAGCAGCAACCGCTACTCAATGGAGATTGTCCTCATGACAACGGTCCTTACTGCCGCTCACTCTCAATTTACCTTTATATTTGCCGCCATACGCCGCACCGATGCCGCCGCACGTCCCTGCATGCTGCGCACCGTGGCCGGCGATGAGCGAAGCGCCCGCGCCAGCCTCGCCCGCGATTACGTCCTGTCCTTTGCCGGCCGTCTGCCGGTTAAGGCGGTAGTCGCATGAACACGCTCACAAAGCGCCTGAATAACAATGAGACCTACCCCATTCCCCACGAGGACTATCTGCGTCTGCTGCACGCGCACGCGGTCGGGGTGACCGTGCTTGATATGTTCGACTCGGTGAACGGCATGAGCGCGCGCGGCTGCGTGCCTGACGGCGCGGCGCTTGCCTCGGTCGTCGCCCTGCTCACCGACCAGCTCGGTAAAGTCGTTGAAACCTGTGAATCCCGGATGTTAGTCACGGAGGCCCGCCATGATGACCGCTAATCACTCCTGCCTGCCCGTTGAGGTACGCACCGCCGTTTACCGCCGCGCGCTGGCGCAGGGGTATCTGAATGCCTGCAAAAACCTCGGCATCACCGTATCCGCCACGCTCGATGAGTTGCAGATGACGATTGCCCTTGAGCTGGAAGGCTTTTATGTGCGCCGTCACGGCCCTGATGCGGGTATGGAGATGGCCTGCACGATGCTGGGCGATATGGTTGAGCCGGACCTGCTGACCGCACCGCCGCGCCTGACGCAGCTCGGCGTCACCATGATGGATGAACTTTTCCGCAGCCAGCTTGCGGCCGCCAGCCGCATCACGCTGCACTGAGGGAGAAAATGCAGATGAAACATATCGTCTCTGACACCGTAAAGGCGGCCACCGGATTCTGGCCACAGCTTCTGCCCGCCCTCGGAATCAGCGTGCTCGCCGGGGGGCAACACGGAGCCTGCCCGGCGTGCGGCGGTAAAGACCGCTTCCGTTTTGACAATCAGGACGGGCGCGGAACGTGGCTCTGTAACCAGTGCGGGGCCGGTGACGGCCTCAACCTGGTGGAAAAGGCGCTAAGTATCAGCGCTAAAGAGGCCGCCATAAAGGTGGCCGGAATGCTTGGCACGCTGCCGGAGTCAGCCCCGGTTATGCATGATGAAGCCGCAGACAAAAGCCGCGCGCAGGCAGACGCCGCCGCACGGGCACAGGCACTTATAGCCGCCGCCGTCAGCCGCACCGACAACGCCTACCTTTCAGCTAAAGGGCTGCACGGTACGCAGGCGCTGACGCTTTCTGATGCGCTGCGCTGTGGTGGCATCAGCTTTGCCGCGGGGGATGTGCTCATCCCGCTGACCGGCGAAGACGGTACGGCCGTAAACGTGCAGCTCATCAGCGCCGCAGGCGACAAGCGCACACTGCCCGGCGGACAGGTGAAAGGCACATACTGGCTGGCCGGTGAGCCGGATGGCAAAACGCTGTGGCTCACAGAAGGATACGCAACCGGCCTGACCGTGCACCGGCTGACCGGGCAGGCGGTATACGTGGCGCTGAGCGCCAATAACCTGCCCTCACTGGCAAAGCGGCTGCGTGAGTCATACCCAGGCGCGATGATGCTGATTGCCGCCGACCGCGACGACAACGGCACCGGCCAGCTAAAGGCAGAGGAAGCGGCCAGAGCCTGTAGCGGCAAAGCCGCACTGCCGCCGGTTACGGGTGACTGGAACGACGTGTGGCAGGCGCAGGGCGATATCGCCACGCTGGCGCAGCTCACCGCCTTTACGCAGCCGCAGCCACTCAGCCCGTTTGAATCCGTCAGCGAGGCAGACCTGAAGGCCATGAGCGCCAGCCAGAAAGCGGAGCTGCTGGTCGCCCACTACGGGGAGGCGCTGGCCGTGCCGCCGGTCGGGGAGGAAATCTGCCGCTATGAGAACGGCGCATGGCAGGTGATGGAGGCGAAGACGCTGCGCCGGGAAATCGCCGCGCTGTTTCAGAAGGTACGCGCACCGTTCTCGGCCGCCGGTATCGGCAGCGTGCTGGACACGCTCAAGCTGATGGTGCCGCAGATGGGTGAACCGTCCCGCCGCCTGATTGGTTTCCGTAACGGCGTGTATGACACCACAACAGGCACCTTCGGCCCGCATCGCCGCAAAAACTGGCTGCGCACGGTCAACAGCGTGGACTACTCCGCGCCGCGTCCCGGCGAAAATCTCGCAGACCACGCACCGTACTTTTACCGCTGGTTAACGCGGGCTGCCGGACACAATCACGACAAGCAGGAGCGTATTCTCGCGGCGTTATTTATGGTGCTGGCAAACCGCTATGACTGGCAGATGTTTCTCGAAGTCACCGGCCCCGGCGGCAGCGGTAAAAGTGTCATGGCCTCGATAGCCACTCTGCTGGCCGGAAAAGACAACACCACGTCCGCAACCATCGACACGCTGGAATCTTCCCGCGAGCGCGCCAGCGTGGTGGGCTTCTCGCTGGTTATCCTGCCAGACCAGGAGAAATGGAGCGGCGACGGCGCGGGCATCAAGGCGATAACCGGCGGCGATGCGGTGGCAATCGACCCGAAATATCGCGATGCCTACTCCACACACATCCCGGCGGTAATTCTGGCAGTAAACAACAACCCAATGCGCTTCAGCGATCGCAGCGGCGGCGTGTCGCGCCGTCGGGTAATTATTACGTTCCCGGAGGTGATACCGGCTAATGAGCGTGACCCGCAGTTGCTGGATAAAATCAGCAACGAGCTGGCTGTCATTGTTCGTCATCTGATGCAGCGATTCGCGTCACCCGATGAAGCGCGCGATCTGTTGCAGGCGCAGCAGTCATCGGGCGAAGCGCTGGAAATAAAGCGCCAGGCCGATCCGCTGGTTGATTTCTGTGGTTATCTGATGCCGCTGAGCACGCCGAACGGGCTGTTCATCGGCAATGCCAATATTCGCCCGATAAACCCAAAGCGCTATCTCTATCATGCGTATCTGTCGTTTATGGAATCGCGAGGGCATCAGCACCCGCTTAGTCTGACGGCGTTCGGCCAGGCTGTCCCGCAGACCTTGAAAGAGTATGAGCGTGTGCTGCTCAAACGTCGGACGAATAACGGCATACAAACTAATCTAACTTTGCATGAAGATAGCGAGGCAGATTGGCTACCAGCATGCGGCGCCAGTTAAAATCATCCCATTCAAACCGGCTCAGGCCGGTTTTTTATACTTATATTTTTTAACGATGTCAGATTTAAGCAATTATTAGACGCCTATCATCACTATCGATGCATCGACATTACTAGTGCAATCCGAGGGTAATTAACGAGATGAGTTAAAGAAAACATCTTCATCCGAAAAAGATCATAACCACTACACTTAAATAACTAAAAATCGACCTATTAATGAAATTTTAGATTGGTTCCGGATCATAGGTTACGATCTTTTTAAAAGCATCCATGAATATACCTTGTAATTCTGGAGGGGGCAAAGAAAGAAAAGCACATGCAATTGGTGTAAATGCCTCAATAGCCTTTATTGGATCGCCAAAGTCTAACCCTTTTCTCGCTATTGCCAGCACTTCATATATAGCCGAAATATTATGCCTCTCGACTTTCGTGCTCAAATCGTGGCCAAGCTTGTTCCTAATTCTATTCAATTGGATAATACCCGGCCTAACAAATGATGCGCTACCACCAGCCATAGGAATAAGCTCAACCTTCTGAGAAAATCGCAACTGAAGTTCTTCCAATCTTTCTATTTTATAAAATTCAGCTATAAAATTTGTTAAAAAATGCTCAACCACAAGGTGACATTTTAAAACTCTACCAATGTCATCATGCGATTGCGCCATTTTTCAACATATTCCATGTGCGGCTTCAACACTTCTAAGACTTGATGAACACCATCTATATCTTTCATTAGACTCTTCCTATCATATCATTTTCAATTACAACACCAAGCGGAACGACCTCATCCATTAATTCATTGACATCAACTCCGGCTCGCATATATCTCACCACTCCACTTTTGCATTCGTATAATGAATAGAGGATAACATCATCGGCATGGCATTTGGCATATTGTATCGACCCACCAACAGAATTGCATTTTGGATCAGCAATCACTGATTCCAACAAATCAAGCAGTGGCTTATTTTGGTTTTTCTCATAAGCTTTGGCAACGTGATTATCCAGTGTATCCGTACTTTTTAAGTAGCTAGCCCCACTGCCATCAATAATATATTTTTCTTTTTGAAAGCATTTTTCCATATAGAAATCAACTTTATTACCCTCCTTATTTAATTCAACCCCAAACTTATACATTTCAACTTCATGAGATAGCGGACATAATCCAGATATATATATAGAGCATGCCCCATTAATCCCCATAGAATAACTCATCACATCGGTTGTTATTTTTTTATATACTTTAAATGCAACCTCCGCTATGAGTTCTAAAGAGGCTTCAGATGAATCTGGAAGAAACACCATCTTATTTATAATCCCTGCAAGACTCTCTTTAATTGTATAAGCGCTGACAAAACCGCCACAAAAAGAAATTGCCAATTTCACACTACCTTTTGAAATCCTCTCAGTACCAGCATCGCCTCCAACCTCATACAGTTCACAGCTAAGCGTTGATAATTTCAAACAATGGTCAAGCTCGGAACTCCCGTTATTCAAGCGAGAATCAGTTGCCATATGAATATTATTAGCTTTATCTTTCCAAAAAACACACATAGTCATAAAACTGACACATTAATATTTCATCTAACTTTCTATTTATGACAACCGAAACATATCAGTCATCTTAACTTTATTTAATTATGAACACTTAGACAAACACAATTATTATTTATACTCATTGTATTACTAAACATAGGCGTGTTTTTAAATTTTTACTTTAAAGTTTGCGTTTTATTCATTTCAAGAAGACTTACAGCATTGTAACAATATATATGCTCAAGGGCACAAAGATCAATTTTTAAGACTAATTATAAACTTTAGCATACCAAATTTATACTAATGGCATAAAACTAATCATAGTGCCATATCCACTTTGCAACAAAGGAAAAAATCAATTGGTAGATAGCATTCATCGCTTCATAGCCCACTAAACACATACCGACTAAGCAGATTTATGTCATTCCATCTAAGGAGATCACTCTCAGTGCACACTAGTGTACATCTCGCCTCAAACCATTCACCACCTAACTTAATGAATATATTACATAAAAATCAAAAGTGAACACTGTGAACACTTTTCCCAAAAATCATTTTATTTTGGATTTAGCGCTGGGCATTCGTTATCCTTGCCATGCCGTTACGGGGTGTGAGATCCAATAATTGGTACACGTTT